AACGGGAGCCAAAAGAGGAAACTCAAGAGAAGGATTCTCATGGGGCAGATACAGTCCGCTATTTAGTCGTCTCAAAGCCCCGTTATCGAGTCATGCAAGAAACTGATACTTACGAACTAGAGGAGGCGGTTTATTAACGCTAAAGAACGTAAAAAAGCTTTTAAGCCAGGTCGTGGCATGAAGGAAATGCTTAAAAAGGCTGAAGCCATCTCCAACGAGATAAAGATGGAAGTTTTGATGGGGCATGCTCAGTTTTGGGCTGTTCAAAAGATTCAGGAACATCTTAAAGAAAAATTCAATTGTGTTATGAGTTATCGGTCTATCTATGCTTATAAGAATTCCGAGCAATGGAAGCCCATGATCGAGAAGTTTAGAGACCAGTATGTACAGACTCTTTCTGAAGTCCCGTTATTCCACAAGAAACGAAGACTTGAGGAGCTTCAAGAGATGTTTGAGAGGTATCGTGCTAAAGGTAACGATAAAGAAGCTAGACAAGTCTTGGCAAGTTTTAGGGAAGAGACTGAAGCCAAGAGGTCTGACCTTTATCTTACCAACGTCACTTATAACGAGTTTAAGCAGATGTCGAATGAAGAGTTAGACCAGGAATATATCAAGTTAATCGAGCAGAAGAAACGACTTCAAATTGAGGGGGATCAAAATGGCATGGGGAGCTAAAGGATACAAAAGGGAAGCGAAGAAGCCTAAGAAGTCGGCGAAGAAAAAGTCTCCGATTATGAATAAGTTTAAGACGGGGTATTAATGGCACGGGAAATAAAAGACGAAATGCAGGGTATGAGTCCAGAGATGCCTCAACCTATGTCTCAGAGTCCCGCTGTTCCTCCGACACAAGCCCCGACTATCCAGCTTCAAGTCTCTGAAGACATGCAGAGACAACTTGTGGATATTGTGATGGAGGATTACAGGTCTTCTGAATCCGCAAGAGGTGAACGGGATTACGGGATTGACTCTAAAGGTGCCGCTCATGATTTTGATGGATGGTTGAAGGGCTTACGAGATCTTTATAACTCTCGCAGGGAACCCAAAGATACCCCTTGGAAGTATTGCTCAAACAGAAGTCTCCGTATTACTGCCTCCATCCTCGATATGATTCACTCAAGACTTTTTCCTGCCGTCTTAAACGAGGAATTAATCAGGTACAGACCTGGGGAATCTACTGACCAGCCAAAAGTTGAACGAATCACCAAACTCATGCATTGGTGGGTCTTCGTCCATTCACGCATGAGAAGTTTTTTTGATATTTGGGTTAAGCAAGTTTCAGCTTATGGAGACGGACTTACGGAATCTTACTGGAAGGTACAGCCTATCGATAAAGGTGAGACGATTGAGGAGCCTATTACTGACGAAATGGGCATGCCTCTTATGAACCCCGACGGGACACCCGCTGTCTTAAAATCCCGTGTTATTTCCCTGATAGAGACGACTGCTTCTAAAGTTTACCCCAAAGAAGATGTCTACCTCCAGGAAGGCTCCACCGATCTTCAAACGGAGCCTGTCATTTTAAAAGATAATTTTAAGTATCGGGAGTTAGAGCAGGGCGAGATTGAAGGGAAGTTTGTTAATGTTGCCTCGAATCTTCGCAATTTAATTAATTATGAGCGGCCTGAGACAACGGGGTTGACTCCCGATGAGGAAGAGAGAATTAAGTCGATTAAACTTCGCAATGTTCCCGTGGAAGTACTCAAGTGGTACGGAAGCTTCGATGCTGATGGGGACGGATTCGCCGAAGACGTTAGAATTATTATTTCCCCTGAGCATGAGGTTTATCTTGGGGGAGTCGCAGTTAGAAGTCTCACTAAATCAGGTAAAAGGCCAATTGACTTTACCAAGTTTGACAATCGCATTGAGAATCCTGATGAGAACTTTGGGGAAGGACTCATTGAGAAGGTTAAGGAGTTAGCGGAAGAAATTGATGCTCTCTTTAACCAGATGACAGACTCTAATACTGTCGGAATTTTAAGACCGTTCTTTTATGATCCTGGAGGCGATGTTGATGCTCCCGTCTTAAAGCTCGGCCCCAACAAAGGTACTCCCGTCTCTGACCCTAACCGAAACGTCTTCTTTCCCGATATTCAGATTCAGACTGACAAGTTGATTCTTGCCATTCGCCTCGTCTTGGAGTTTGTGGAGCGTCTTACTGCGGCGTCTAGTTATGTCTTGGGAAAAGAGTCAGAAATTGTGGGAGGCTCAGGAACAGCGACACGCACAAACGCCATCGTACAGTCGGCTGAACAGCGTTTTGCCATGCCCTCAGAACGTCTTCGTGAAGGTGCGGCAAGAATCTTAAGAAATCACCTAGATCTTCTCCAATTAAACATTCCCCCTGGCCTTGAAAATCGTGTGTTGGGTGAAGATGGCCTCCCCATGTTTGACTCTAATGAGCTTACCCAAGAAGGTATTTCTGGCGAGTTCGACGCTTACATACTTATGGACCCCTCGATGGGTTCAAAACAAACAGAGCGTGAACTAGCAAGCCTGATGTATTCGGTTCTTTTAATGAATCCACTCGTAGGAACCGACCCTGTAAAAATTTACAAAGTCACGGCTGATCTTTTAAGAGCCAATGGTAAAGACCCCGAAGAATATCTCGGCAATGTAAGCATCATTGGGAGACATAATCGTCAAAGGACGGTCTTTGTGCTCTTGCTTAGGTGTAGAAACAGCCTTCGGAACTACCTTCTTGGGTTCTTCCACAGGTTCATCATCAAAAGACGGCGTAAAGTTATTAAATGGTTTTGCACTCATGCTTCAACTCCTCCGATGGCTTCTTGAGCCTTCAGGTTTTTAGCGTACTGTTCATAGGGAATCTTATAGTGATCGCAGAATTCCTTTTGCTCCTTTGAAAGGGTAATTTTACCGCTCGGACTGGCTTGGCGGCCTACGACTGAAGATGCTCCAGCTCTGGTAAGCCTATTCACCTCACGATTAACAATGGGTTCGACACTTTTTGGGGTGCGACCCATTTGGCGAAGACGCCTTTCCATTCGACTCATTGCAATCTCAGGCCCATGAGGGCTTCGGAGAATGGATTGGTCTTCCATAATCACTTGGCGGTAGACTTGACTGATCTCGGAGGATTCATCCTCAATTTCGGGGTATTGTTCAAGGACAGTTTGCTTCGATTTTTCAAGTTCTTGTTCTGCGACGGAACGCTTTTGAACTTCAAGAATCGCCTGTTCACGTTTAGACAAGATTTCTTGAACCTTCGCTTCAATATCCTTCTCAACTACCTTTTTTACTCCAGCTTTCCAGTCTTTTTGCGCAATTTCATCAATTTCATCAAGATTCTGCGGCTTTTCCTGAACAGGTTGCTGTCTCGAAGCGATTAAAGCTTTAAGTTCCTGCATTTCCCTCATTGCCTGTTCAAGTTTTCTGTTCTGATAGGCAATGGTATTGTGGAGTTTGGAATTATCCACAGGAACTCTCACTTCTTGCTTCGGAGTTTCTTTTACAGGCTTCTCTTCCTTCTTAGGTGCGTTTAAGTCCACCACAACATCAGAAGGTTGGTCTACGACTTCTTCCTCTGCCCCTTCAATTTCGACATCGGCAGGTAGGTCTTTGTCTAACATGGCTTCTCCTTACGGGTTAGTCGGCTTGATCTTCCAAGCCTTTTATTAAATTAGTTAAACTTTTAGTTGCGATATTGATTCCGTCAATTTCAGCTTGACGGAGTACTGCCTTATGGAGTTCATTAGCCCTGAGGGCCAACGACTTCTCCACCTCTTTTCGTCTGCATAGCCCCTGTTAAGACAACATTTCCCAAAGTGCTTGATGCCCACAAAGCGATTGATTGAATATTGAAAGTTGTAATGTTTGCTGAAGTCCCGCCCACGGCAGGAAGATTACTCATTGCCGAGTCGATGATTATTACGTTGTCAAAAATTCGATTAGCCATTTATCCTCCAATTCCTTCGCTAAATCTTGATGTCTCTTTCCAAGCAGTATCCCCAGAATTGAACATAAAAACTGAGATCCCGCCTGAATTTAAGACGATTGGAGTGGAGGCTATCGTTGCTACTCCATTCCCATTGTTTATGGTTATTTGAGAATCTGTACAAAATAGTGTTAAGACTTTCCCTTCTTGGCCTACGGCGATTGAAGGGTTAGCCGAGATTGTGATTGCCCCGTTCGACCCGCTCACCCTCATATAAGGATGGTCGTAAACGGGCGAAATGCCTTCTGCCGCAGTAATATAAAAAGTCGGATTCAAAACACTTGCGTCAATATCCGTGGAAGTCGAAGCTCGAAAGTAACTTCCTTGGTTGATGTCCCCCTCGCCCCCAAGACTTACCTTGGAGGGAGGAGGATCATCACGTTCATCAGGACCAATCCATTCGCCCGCTTCCTTGACCATCTCACGCTCAAGATAATCAAAACCTGAACGATCAGAGGTACGCTTCTTAAAGCGATTGGACTTAGCCATTATTACGTTGTATAGGTTATGCTTGAATTAGCCCAAACTGGCGTAATTTCAAGCCACTTCGCACCTTGATAAACAAAGGAAATTGCTCCACTTGAAGCAAGTCGAAACTGAGTCGCACTCGAACTTGAAGTCGAGACAAAAGTTCCAGCTTGAGCCGAGTTCACAATAACTCTAAGATCCGAAGGCCCCGCTGAAACCAAAGTCAAGCGTTGTCCTTGTTGCCCGTTTAACACACGGCGAATTACAAGGGGGGATGTCGCATACGCAAACCCGAAAATAGTCTCAGTATTGCCCGTAATATTGACTGTCCCTGAGGTCGTATCAGCGACAAAAGAACCGATATTATTTGAGTTTACGGAAACTGTACTCGGAGCGTTATAGTTTGTCCCAGTAAGAATCCACGAAGAGTTGTGATAAACAAATCTTGTAGCAACATTACTACCTTGAAAATTCCCTGAGTTTCCCGTGATAATTCGTGAGTTATTGGCAAGTCCCGTCGAATCATCAAGAAAAATGACCTCGATCACTTTTCCTTCAAATTTTCCAGCGTTACTGCCAGCTCCGCCACCAGGAACCGTAAGTTCAAAATCCGTAATAACGGTACTTGTTACGTTATTAGAAAAAAACAAGTTTCCGTTTGTTACGTCAGGTGTCGTATCTCCTTCCGCAAAAACATTGGCGGAAGTGGCCGCAAAATTGTTTTCAGGCCCTAAAGCCACCCCGTTTACTAATCTAAATTGTCCCATTATTAGCCTTTCTCGCTAGGAGCGGGGGATTTGACTCCCCCGCCCGTAGCACCTAGGTTACGCTCCAGCGGAATGATAGAGATTGCTGGCTCGATTGATTTCAATACTATAACGGAAAGTAACCTTAAACATGGCATCGCCAGTGTTAAAATCACCGTCTTTGGCGAAAGTCACTTTGCGCCGAAGATAAGCGATTAAACCAGCGTTACTGTGTGCGGGTTCACTGATTAAAGTGAAGGCATCAGCATCCGTGTAATACGGAGATACCATCAAGGAAAGATTACGTTCCTTCAAAGTATTGACTGAGTTGTTGGGTGATTCAGGGTCATAAGCAGAGTTAAGAAGCTCCTTGGCTTTCCAAGCATTGCTCGGATTGACAAGAATCGTCTTAGCTTTGTTACGTGCCCACTTGCCCGTATCATCCTTTTGGTTCTCGAAGTTATCAAGAGCCGTCTGGAGAGTGGTAGCAGACAAGTCTGCCGCAGGGGCAAGCAAGTTTGACCACGTTCCACCACGAAGGAGGGTATGAGCGGCAGAAAAAATTGCCAGCCCGTCACCGCCTGTGTGGTTCGTAGTCGCTGTACCTGAATTAAAAACATCGAAGGTGAGGACATTTAAAGTCTCACGAGCCGCAATGCCCAACTCACTTGTGAACTGTTGCATCTCAGTCGGAAGATCAGGATAAAGAGAGTCTTCAATAAGCTCTTCTGTGATCCTGCAACCAAGACCAAACGTTCTGTGAGTCCAGCGTTTTGTAGGCCCTTGGACGAGTTCATCATAAGTGATGGATTCGCCTTCACCTTTTCCAGCAGCCATTCCGAAGCCAGCATAGTACGCAGCTTCTTCATAAGCCCGTTTCGAGGTCTTGACAGATCCCGCCGCTTCCGCAAGGGAACGCCATTCCTCGTCTTTTGCACGTGGTTTGTAACTGTCCACCATAAAGGAGAACAGCCCAGGAACCACAACCTTATTAAACTGGGTTCTATTCATTCGTTATGCTCCTTTAAAGTTAGACAGCGGCATTCACGGGAATACCGATTTTGCGGTGGTTAAGAATTTTCACAACCCACTTAGCATAATTGGCTCCAGCCGTGTTTTCGGTGCCGTCAGTATTGACGACATCGTGCAGTTTAAGAATTTGAACTACGTTGTTTGTACCTGTTGCGTTGGAAGAGGCATCAAGCTCTAAGTTCGCCCAACCTGTAGTCGTGTCACCTGAGGTCGCTCTATAAATTAAAAGAGCCGCTTCACCAGCAGCCGACAAAGTTGCCAAAGTACCGCCCGTATCAGCTTGAACCACAAATTCCTGATTCGGGTCGTCAGCAACAGCGATCCAACGGTCGCCCGTTTCAAGACCAGCGGCGAGTGTTGTAAGATCTGAGGCGTCTAAGTAAGGGTCGTCACAAGCAAGACCTTTCCTTAACGGGCCAGCAAATCCCACAGCCACACCGATAGCCATAACTCCGTTACCCGCGCTGCTCACCGTAATGGCATTTGAAACGTAACCCGTAGACGAAAGATCCACGAGTTGTCCGAGAAAAATGTCATTGGTCGTATCTACCCTGTAATAACTAACAGGCATATGCGGCCAGTTTTTAGGGAACAGGCCACGAGGAAAATTATCGTTAGCCATTGTTTACTCCTTATATTTAATTAAAGTCTCGACCTTCCATGACTGCATCCGCAGGTGCATAGTCTGGGTCTGCATTCTCGGAATCGAGTTTAGCTTTGTAAAAGTTGGGATTATTCTCGTGGCGGCTTGATTCAGAACGCACACGGTCTTGGCTATCTTTAGAGGGTTTCTCTCTGATAGCCATTGCCTTTTGGACTGTCATGAAGCCAAGGATTGAGTCACCATTTTCAACCCCGCCACTTACGGAAAACAAGATCTTGGGGGCTTCATTAAAATAAGAAGCATTAACTAGATACCACCCTCTGATATTAAGGGATAGATCTAATGCCCGCTTATTCTTATTAAGCCACCGAAAGATATATTTCCCGTGTTTGGTTTGTTCCCACCGATCCATTTCCTTATCAAGTCCGTAAGAGACTCTTTTCTTAATCCACCCATGCTTGTCGCAAGATTGACCTCTTGTGCAGTCATAAGAGAATTCTTCAAAAAAGTCAGGAAGTTCAAAATCACTTGGTTGTGCAATGCGTTCCTTGCACTCCATACACTCATCGTATTCCACAATGGGTTGATTGTGGAAAGGACACACACCATCAAAGTGGACTGGTATTCTGTTGGACATAGCTTCGTATCTGCTCCGTTGTGTAATCTTTAGGATCACAATCAGTTACGATTGCGCGTGTGTTGTCGTTGAAGAATGGTCTTGCATATACAGCCCGCTTAACTGCATAGTCCGCCTTATCCCTATCCAACCAGAAGATAAGGGAACCAAACCAGTCAGAGAGAGTTACAAGCCGCTTAGTGGAGAGAACAGACCCCCAGAGAGGCATTGCGGGCAGGATTCTAGCCACTTTGATAGCAGATAGAACGTCTTCCACAATACACAACCGAGAATCGTTGTTATCCCCAATAACAGCAAACACTCTCTCTTTAAGTCCCTCTGTGATGGTCTTAGGACGATTCTTCGTTTCCTTCGCCACCAATCTTCCTTGCCACATAAGAAGGTTCTTATTCGGCCCATATACCGGATAGATGATTCTTTCCAGCATGTTGCTCCATCCAATATGGTTCTCAGCAATCTCTGCATCGGTGATTCCGTATCCTTTCAGGTAATCCTGAGCCTCTTTCGAGAGTTCTGGAGTGAAGTCAATTGGAAGGAAGATGTCATCCTTCCTCTTTGGCTCTTGTTTTCGGGAAAGCTTGTCTCCCAAATTGTGGATACTTAGGTGATTAACGTTCTCCATATATCCACAAGAATAGCAATAACCAGAACCATCAGAGTAACGACCAAGGTTATCTCCAGAACTGTCATTGCCAAGCTTTTGACATGAGGGACAC